CGCTGAACCTCGTCCGGTAACATCACACCGACCCAGTAGACCAGGTTGTTCCGGTAGATGATCACCGTGTATCGTTCTTCCTGCGCGGTCATCACCGTGTTAATGAACGTCTCCTTTGTCGAGTCTGACACGATAAACGGAATCGTACAGGTTGATGACAGTACCGGATCGTTACGTTCAGTTATGCCCTTGTATGACAACTGGAACCCACCGGCTCCGGTAGTGAACGATGTCACCGAACCGCTGAACGTCGAATCGTGCAGGTCTATTTTCCATGCAACCCCGCTCAGACTGTCGAACTCGTTCCGGTAGATCACGCCCATGTTAGTACCTCCTCGCCTTAGACCGTTCGGCTCGTTGCATAATGAACAGAAGATCGTCGCCTGATACCCTCGCCGTAAGCGTTCCGGTCTGATCGCTTGTTCCGATCAGTTCTTTCAGCTTCGACAGCGGTGAGATTACCTCAGGGTCGATTCGTGCGTTCGGGTTGTCACCAACCAAGGCGAGTGTTGGCGCTGTTGCCAGACCTCCTTCAGCGAGTGCTGGTAGTGGCTGCGATGCGATAGCGGCTATCTGAGCAGCGACGAGACCCGTCATCAGTAGTCCTAAGACTATCCCGATACCGGGACCAGATGCGAACGCCTGAACGATTGCGAGCGCACCGGAAACAATCGCCTGCATGAGACTGACTGTCTTCTGTTGCTTAGCTTGTTCGCGCATGAGCGCTCTCTTCTTCGCAGCTGTTTCCGCGTCGAGTTTCTCGATCGCTTTGGCTTTCTGCTTCTGGCTCATCCGACTGCCTTCGATCGATTCGCGTTCGGTCGTGTAGTATTGATCGAGTTCTTCCAGGTGTTTCTCGTTGGCCTGACCGAATAACTGACTGATCGCAGCGATACCGGTGCTAAGTGTATCACCGACCGCACCCATCGCGTCTTTCCAGCCGTCCTTGAAATTCGTCGCTGCTTTCGCTACGAGCGTCGAGAATGATGTGAAGACGTTCTGCCAGACGGAATCTAACCCGCGCGCTTTGGATGCTACTTCATCAATGGCCTTACTCCATCGTTCGAGTTCGTTGTCTGGTCCGGCTATCCCTGTTAGCCCTTGCGTAACTGGACCCGTTACTGTCTTAGGTTGAATCGTTGTAGCACGTTGAATAGAACCGTTACCGGTAGCCTCGCCCATAGTATTCGGCTGAACCGGCCCCATGCCGCCCTGCGCCATGAAGTTCAGGTACTTGCCCCACGCCGCGAGTTCCTGTTCCTTGGCGGCCGCGGTCGCCTTAGCTGCTTCGGCTGCGCGTTCTTCGAGTTCGATCTGTTTCTTGAGACGATCGAGCATTGGGTTCGCCCGTTTCTCAGCGTTCGCCCTGATCTCGTCCATCTTCTTCTCGTGAGCTTCCATCAACGCGGATTGTGTCGCGCTGGCCTTTGCTCGTGCAAGTGCGACAGAAGGATCACCCCCCATCGCCATCCAGAACGCTTTAATCGCCGGTATGGCCTGACCGATGTTGGTAATCAGCCATGAACCGATCGAATCACCTAACTCCTGAATGTTCTTCTTTGCCTGAATAAATTCACCTTCTGCGGTGTTTATACCTTCGCTGGCTAACTTTCCATACTTCTGATTGAGTATGTCTACCGCGTCGCCGTTTTTTAATTGCTCCTCTGTAAGTCCTTTGACTTCGCCGGCCAGCTTTCCGAGTTTCCCGACATTACCTTCATAAGTCGCAGATAATGCCAGCATCGCACTATTTAAGTCCTGACCGGTCGCCCGGCTTAGACCCATCGCAGTCTCGACCAGCTTCTTTGTCTGCGATTCAGTCCGTCCGAGTTCGAGCCCCATCGTAGCGGCGCTCATGATCTCTTCTTCGCTAAATAGCGTCGAACTCATCATGCGCTCCTTCCACGACAGCATCCGTTTAATCGATTCAGCGTTACCGTCTAAGGCTGCACCTAATCGCTTCTCTGCGCGTTCGTCCTCCATCGCACCGGTGACCATCGCAGTGAGCGCACCCGTTGCCAGTCCGATTGCTGCGGTTACACCCATGAACCCGGTAATAGTTCCCTTAAGTTCATTGGCCATACCTGAGAACATCGACTGCTGTTTCTGCGGCCGTAACGCGTTATTGATGTTGTTAAGTTCGCCCTTTAGCTTGTGATATTCAGCCAGTGCAGTCTTAGCCTCCTTGCTGTTGACGCCCATCTGAACCGCGAACTTTTTGAAGCGATCTTCTGAGATTTTGACACTCTTGGCAAGATCGCTGAATGTCGCATCGGTTCCGCGACCGAAAGACTTGACTTCTTCCTTTCCCTTTGTGAGCGACTTGGTGAGGTTCGAGATGTCCCCCCAAATCTTCATTACCATGCTCAGCTCAGCCATTCAGAATCTTTTTATCGCGTTCAATGATACGTTGTATGTCCTCGTCGGTCGGTATCTCAACGGGCGGCCGCTGTGACTTCTCCCAGGGAAACTCTATCAGGTCGGTCTGACTGATGTCCTTCGTTATGTGCGGCCTGACCGTTATCCATGCGTGCCACCTCGACCGCTCCCATTCTTGTTGTTGTCGGTTCTGTTCGACATCCCATTGACCTTGCAGTGCGCAATAGAACTCCCTGGGCGTCGCGTTCCAGAACACTTCCGGCGTCCATCCTAACTGACCCAACCCCAACCGCAGCAGTGAATCCCATGTTACATCGTCACTTTTTTTTTACCCTCAGCTACCCCGCTCGACTTCTTACCGTCCTGTGGTGCCTGGCTCTGAACGAACTCCCCGAACAACTGAATGAACGCGTCACTGTCTTCGTCCAACCAATCGCCGACATCCTCGATCGAATAAGGGAAGTCTTTCTTAGCCTTACGCGCCCCGTCCCATAGGCCCACCCAAGCGAATTGAATCATACTTTTCAGCGTCATGTTCCCGGAATTGAGACTGTTGATCTCAGTCAGTGCAAGTCCGCTGATTTCCTGAAACCTCGCCAGCGCGTTGAACCCGTAGCTAACCGGCCGTGCGATGCCGCCTATGTTTACATCTTTTATGATCATGTTAAAGGATCTGTCATTCCGATAGCCCCGGTCCCTTGAAACGAGACCGACCATGTTACGTTACCTTCAAGCGGTGCATTTTGGCTTAGAGATGTGATGTAAGCCGTTCCGCTCCAGTAATAGTCCTGAGTGCTGTTCTTCCATGTAAGCGTCAATGCTGTACCGGCCAACCATGCCGAATAGAGCGTGATGAAACTGTTAGTTGTCGATGGATTATACAGTCCTTCGGTTGAGATCGTCCAGTTCTTTTGACCCGGCAGAACGGCCTTAAACCCCGCGCTCCCCTTGTTCGACGTGTCCCGCATATCCGTGTTCAACGTCAATGTACAGGATGTCGCCAACCCGATGATGGTAGGCGTTACCGTTCCGGTATATACGCCCAGGTCAGTCCCGTTTATGACTGCGTTAGTCCGTGCCATGTCGGTACTATGTTAAGGTTCCTTCTGTAAGTACACCGTCTCCGTCGAAGCTGGCCGAATAGGTCGCGCTGGCTTCATTGTCTGCACTCTGATCGAGCGATGTGATGTACCCACGTCCGCGATAGTGCTTGTCGCCGATGACCGATGACTGGAACGATAAGGTTACCTCTGTCCGGTTCGTTACCAGTGTAAACAGTGTGCTGAATGAGTTCGATGTAGCGTTAACCAATCCGTCCACGTCCATCTTCCACCCCCTTGCACCGTCCCCGACTGTCTTCCATCCGCTGTCATCCTTGCTGAACGTGTCGCGCGCTTCGTGTGTAATCGATACCTTGCAGCTTTTAGCGGTTGCTACCAATGTCCCATCGACGTACACTCCGATCAATTTACCGTTAATTACTCCTGCTGTTGCCATCTCTTTGATTTATTAATAGTTAGACAAATTTTCTTAATTGCGCCCATACGTTGACAGTCGCCCTGTTCCAACCGTCGCCGTCCTGACTGTGATTGATGTAGACCGTTGTCGCTGCGGTCTTGCTGAATGTCTTATTGATGTTGATGACAGTCAGACCGCCCCCGGTTATGGCCTCCTGACTGAATACGTTGTTGTCGCCTGATGTCGTCCCGGCTGATATCTGAGCGGTGTTGCCTGATGTCTCGTCGAATATCATGTACTCGATCAGGTAACCGGCCGGAATCAATGCTGTCCATGTGTAGTCACCGGTCAGCGTATATACTGCGCTTGTCATGTCGTTCTGATTGATTGATGATCCGTTCTTTACCCGAATCGAATAATCCTGTGCGATGTGGTACAGGTTCACTTCATCCTCGTACAGTTCGTTCTCATCCATGAACCTTGCAGAATCGACCGAACATCCACCGATCTCACCGGTCAGGCCGTCCAATGCGTCACGGACCAGGTTAGCGATTGTGTTCAGCGTCGCGTAACTCTGAGCGAAGATGCTCACCTGAATACGGACTGTATCGACCAGCGACCGGCTGTCTTTGACGTCTTCCGGTGAAGTGCTGATGACATAGTAAGATATCGCTGCATCGTTTCCGAGCGGCGTCTCCTGTGGTATCCGTAGCGGATAGATACGGGTCGATATTCCTTCGATACCGTTGAGGGTAGTGAATATCGCTTTGCCTATGTAGAGTGCATCCCAGGTCATCCGATCATCGCTTTAAGTTGATCCTTTGCTCTCTGTTCACATTGCGATTCTATCCATGACTTCATCCGGTCATAGGTGCGACGGACGACCGGATTAGGCGGTATAGTTGAACTGCCTAACTCATGCCCTCCTGTTACCATGTGCTGATAGAACACATCGAACTTACCGCGCCGGTTCGGTGATATCCACATGGTCGGGATATCAGTACCGCCTAACTTCTTACCGATCGACTGACGGAACGCGCCGGCCGGATGGTTCCGGCTTGGGTACTTCTTACTCGTACTGCCATACCGTGACATTGGTGATTCTGCTTTCATCTCAGCGACTATCTTAGTGCCGATAGGGTTGAATATCTTAGTGAAGAATTTGACGCGGTCAACCTGCGACATCTTTTCGAACATCGCCTCGATCTCCTTCATCCCTTTGAACTCAAGTCTTACGCTATCTGCCATTACTCCCTCACTTTCGCCGTTATGTCCAGATACTTCTTTCGTCCCGTCTCCGCGATATGCAGAATGTCGTAGTTAAACCCGCCATAAACGATGCGGGTCTTGGTGGTGATCCCTGACCTGTAACGAATCGTGAAGATCAGATCGGCCGTCATGGTCTCCTTTGTTGCGAACACACTCTCACCGCCCGACTTGTAGCGAACCCATGCGCGGGTTGTCGCTGTGGTCGTCCACGTCTGAGACTTCTCGCCGTACTCATTCTGAACGGTCGTATAGTCCTGAAGCGTTATGCACCGGTCAAGGTTACCTATTGCCATTACATCTCAATTAGTCGGTAAGGGTTCAACAGATACTCAACTCCCTGTGGCAGTTCGCTGCTAATCGTCCCGATCACTACGCTCTCACGATGCTCGAACAGGTGACCGATTAGTAGCAGGATAGCGGCCTTGATCGGTCCCGGTACACTCGATGCGGCCGTACCGAACCCGGCCACATAGGTCACCGTTATCGCGTTCTTAATGTCTCTTACGGTCGGCCAAGTCTGACCGTACCGAAGTACGGCCGCCCCTGGTAGACTGTACGTGTCGGCAGTGTAGACCGTCGTCGGACTGGCCGTCTGGGTCGCTCCGTTGATGTCGGTGTAGGTGATCGAAGTGATCGAACTGAGCGGAGCCGGTCTGAGTGCCATGTCGTCGTCAGGGAATTCGTCGACAAGCATCTCCCATGTCTGGTTGATGAGTGCCAGACCGGTGTAGTTCTCGACCATCTGACGCGCTGCGGTGATCAGCGATGTGATCAGTACGTCCTCCCCGGTGCAATCCGAATCGACCCGAAGATGTAGCTTTGCTTCTTCGAGTGTGACCGGTTCGACCGCTGGCGCCGTTTTCAGCTTGTAACCCATTACCGCCTCGCTTTCTTGTTAGCAGTCGTATAGCCTTGTTTCGCTTCTTTCGCAGTCTCGTAAGCAGTCGCAGGTTTGTAGTCTTCGAGAATCTTAACGATTCCCTGCGCTGAGAGTGATTTCGCTTCCGATAGTGGGAGGTCGATCTCTTTGCCCGGTGCGCTGCTGTACTGTATCCCTGCGAATCCGATTAAAACTAAGCACTTCATAATTAGAGGTTTAAAAAAAGGGTGGCGGTTATGCCACCCTTAACACAAACAACATGAAACAAGCTACTAAGTAGCGGCACAAACAGCGTGTTTGATCGCGTTGACGTTCATCAGTTCGGAGTCGGTGCGATGCCACAACTGGAACCCGCGCTGCATGAAGTCAGCATACCTTTCGTTAAAGACCTGAAGCTGAACACCGGCAACGTCGCGGATATAGAACTGAGACCAGTCACCGAAAAACATCGGCTTGTTACCGGCCGTCCCGAAGGCGTCGATGTTGTCGTTGATGAAATACGGGTAACCTTCGATCGTGTCGGGTGCGCCGACGATAAGCGAAGGCTGCCAGAGCGACCGGTCATCGCTTGAACTGATCGCCAGTTTCTTGATGACCTTCAGCGTCGAATCGGCAAAGGCGAACGCGCACTTTGGAGACTGACGGTAAGCGATTCCGATCGAGTGGATCAGGTCGAGAATGGTCAGACGTGTAACAGCGGTCTTGGCCATGTAGCTGCCCTGAGTTGTGGCGGCTGTCTCGATTCCGTTCGGTTCGGTCGATCCGTTTCCAAGAATGAAGTAGTAGTCTTCGCCCCTTGCGACGCGGTCGGCCAACATCTCAGTGATCAGCTGTTCGACTGAGAACGCGCTGTCCTGAAGCAGTTGATATGATACCGGAACAATGTCTGAGTGGAACATGAACGCGCCCAGTGTCTTCTGACCGAACGTGAGCAGGGTCTGCGTTGCCTGAGTTTCTTCGGCCAGAATCCGGCCTTTGTTCGATGTGTCGTCGATCGTCGGGAAGTTGATACTCTGACCGTGCGAAGTGGTCCATACGGTCGCCCAGTTACGGATAGGGCTGATCGTAAACAGGCGTTTAACGACCTGATCGCCCATCAGCGTCGGAACCAGGTAACCGCCGGTCGTGGTGGTAAGGTTCTGACCGCTCTGGGTAGCGCGGAAGTATTTGTCGGTGATCTCAGAGCGCTTACCGTAGCGCACAAGGTCATCGAACGCGCGGGTGTAGGTTGCGTTCTCATCGAACTGAGGTTGTTCGGTAGTGGTTACCGTTCTGGCTTCGGCTTCGAGTTTCTGATACCGGGCGATCTCAGCGTTGACCTGCTCCATTTCGGTGTCAAGCGCGTCGAAGCGCGTCGCTTCGTCGTTGTTCATCATCCGGTTCTGTTCGGCAGCCTGTTTCTTGATGTCCTCCATCTCGTGAATAAGGCGCCCTTTTCTCTCCATTAAATCTTTCGTTGTCATTTTCTAAAGGGTTTGGTTGTTAATACTTGCCTAAAAACAGGCTATTTATGTTTAGCGATTCTGATAGTCATATCAAGTTGTTGCTGCTGAACTTCGACCGCTGCTGTGTCGGGTTGTTCGACCGTCTCGCGCTCGATCTCCTCGATCCGTTTCGACCGCAGTTCTGTAACCGTCTGCTCGTATGCCGGAAATGTGACGGGTGAAACATCGTACAATCGTTTCATCCGTGTGATCGTATCGGTGTAGACTATCTCGGTGTCAGTCTCTACCCGGCTCGATGTCATCTGGTCGATGCTGAACCCGAAGCTGGACTGAGTTACGTCGCCACGTTCGACACTGATCAGCAGGTCGTTGCCATACGTCGTTTCTGGAACATCCGGTATGTCGTAACCGAGATGACCCTCACCGGTGATGTGAAGTCTGAGAGTGTTGGATGATGTCCGACCGAGTACCTTCTCGTCGTTGTGGTTGAACAGCGCACGAACATCATCACCCATAACTCCGTCGAACGCGCCAGGCTTGATCTCTTCGATCAGCTTTACAGACCGTCCGTCGCCCCGTTTCGATTCCCACAACACGGTAGGGGTATTCACCATCGCAGCGATACCACCGATTGCCCGTTTCTTTTCTTCGCCATCTGCCCGTAGTTGTACGGTGTTACTGAGATATCTCCGTTCCATTGTCTTCTGTCTTGCTGTTTGATTGATACTTAGTTTTGCTGAAAGGTTCGTCCAGTCCCGGCAATGGGTTCTTGTCTTCGTACTCCCTCGCTTCGTTACGGGTGTAGATGTCCATCTCGACCATCGTTTTCAGATACGCCGCCCGTGCAGTCGAGTCGCCCCGAAGTAGTCCTTCCAGATTGAACTTTGTGTATACTTTGCCCTTGTCCGATTCGGGTAACAGTTTCCGGTTTAGTTCCTGTTCCCACTTAACACACCACGGCCTGAGGGTTGTCGTTACGAACTCGATGCCCTGATGTTCAATGTTGCTGAACGATGACTTCTCCAAGTCCGCCAGCATATGAAGCGGGACTCTGAATATCCTCGCGATCTCACCGATCTGAAACTTACGCGTCTGAATGAACTGGGCCTGTTCCGGTGGTACTCCGATCATGTCGTACTTCACCCCGAACGGAAGGAATGGTGTCTTGAACCGCTTACCTTCGCCCGTATAGGATGACTGCCAGCTGTTCTTAACGATATCGACCTGATCTTTCTTTAAGACCTGATCGGTATGAAGTATGCCGTTGAAACTCGCACCGTTAGCAAAGAACTCACTGCCGAAATGTTCAGCGGCCAGACCTAATCCGATGTTATCCCGCGCGATCTCGATCGGTGACTTTCCAATGATGCCGTCGAACGTGACCGCCTTGATGTGAATCATGTTGACCGCGTCAATGATCTCGCCCGTTGTGGTGATCTTATACCGCAGAGACTTGGTCCCGTCAGCGCGGACGATCTGATAAGGCTGAACGATCGACGGCGGTATCCAGTCGACCCATTGCGGAATGTAGTATTTGTCCCGGATGATCTTACTGTAACCGTTGCCCCATAACAGCGCGCTGGCTTGCATGAGTTGACGCCATTCGGCTGAGGAGTACATCTCACACGGTTCGTCGTGAAGCATCCTGTAAAGCGGATGATCGACATAAATCTCTTTACCCTCTTTGGTGTACCGGAATACGTTGAGCGGAATCGACCCGATGCTGTCGGATATCAGCGTGACGCATGAATAGACCGCCGAGAATGTAAGCGCTGTTTCTTCGTTGACCGTTACGCCTGATCTCGATGCGGGCATACCGAACACGTCGATGATGTTCTTTGCATTGACCGGAACTCCAGGGTCTTCGATGGTCGTTGTGCGCTGCTCGATCGCGGGTGATGCGTCCTTTACTTTGCGCTTACGGCCTATTTCGATTTTGAAAAACATGGCGCAATGATAGCACCATGCACAAGATTATCTTGTTAACATTGTTAACTTTCTTTACAGAAAGTCTAATTTATTCTATGCGCTCTTGTTATATGCGCTGATATCACCGCTTCTTCTTACCGTACCTGCTCAGTATCACCCTGAACGAATCGTAATCGCTGTAACGTCGATGTCCGAATGTGATCTCGTGCTGTCGTTCGGTCGCTTCGTATGCGTCCTGACAGGTGTCATAATCACAAAGCAGTTCAAGGTAGAACTGAACGAAACCATCCGATGTGTATAATCTGAGTAGGTGCGGGTCGATGTGTGTCATCCTATTTCGTTTACTTTATCCGGGAAGAACCCGCCAGAATGTTTAAAGTACCTAAGTCCGTCCGTACCTGAATCCCATGTACCGTAGTCGATCACCTTGACACCATAACGTTCGGCCGTTTCGATGATGCCGGATAGCAGCACCGGCATTATACCGTCCTTCCAGTAGTCAGTATGTCCGATAATCGTTGAGA